CTCCTCATCGACAACAGCCTCTGCATCGGGCTCGATGACCACATCATCTTCGACTATATCCGTAACTGGATATCCCGCGATTATATGGTCTATTGTTTCGTCGTCGGAATCGGGTTCGCTCCCTTCCGCCGTTATTTTGTGTTTTATAAAAATATTCGTATCGTTTAAATCATTATTAAATTCACTTCCCGTAATAACAGGACCGGAATCATTTTCACTTTTAATGATTTGTAAACTGTTTGTAAAATCAATAATACTTGCTTTCAAATCTACAGAATCGTCATCATCTGTTAAACCCATTACATTCTCTCGTCTGTTTATAATGCCCGGATAATCGTGTAATATACTCATAATGCCATTATACTTATTCTTCCATTCCTTTTTTTCTTTTTTAAGACGTTTATTTTCATTTTTCAATTCTTTGACGTAAGAGTTATTTTGTAGCAACTGTTTAAATAGCGGGTCAATCATTTCCATAGTATTAATGTTAATATTATTACTATAATATTACAATCAATTTTTATATAGTATTAAATATATATTTTTAACCAATCATTTGGAAACATTGAGGATACATTTTTATCACTTAATTTTGGACCAAACCATTTTGATGGATAACATACCATTTTATTTTTAGTTTCATTAAAATATGCACCCCACCAGCTAAATGAACTATTTGCAATAATGTTATGATGGCATAAACTCATTAATAACATTTGTTCCCAATCCTCGATTTGGTCATCTACTTTTACAAATTCAATATGTTGATATAAATATTGTAATTCATCGACCATTGATAATACGGTATCATTATCCTGCTCTTGGCAAAAATATAAAATCTTACTCACTGAGCGATTATCATCTACTTCTTTAATTGCATTTTTATAATAATCAATATTCATCAATGGATGACAATCCTGAATGTTTTTATAATCACCAATGCGAAAATGCATCGAACAAATCTCATTATTCATATTTAAGAAATAGTTAATATATTTTTCATAAACAATCCCCTTTTGTTTTTGTAAACGTAAAAGTTTGCAAATGGTTGCAAAATGTTTATCAAAATATAAATAACTTTGGAAATACCCGTATAATAATAAATCGGTTTTCATATAGTTGGGTATTTGTTGATATTCATGACAAGGTTCTTTATATATTTCTTCGAAATCCATCAAATTTTCATTTGTCAAGTTATGTGTTTTATGTTTAGTAGTAAAAATGCTAAGAGGGTATAACAAATTATTCCAAAATGTATATCTTAACACACTTCCGGGTGTTGTATCGTTATATGGAAATACTACTTTATAATTATACTCAAATGCATATGCTAATGTAGTAAATATTTGAAAAAGTTGATTACCCAACCCACCCATTAAATAACAAGTTACTGTCATACCTAATATATAAATGACTCATATTATTTTTATATCAATATAAAAATAATGATACAGGCCATAATCAAACATTGCGGGGGTTTTCGAAATATGAGATTTATATTATCATTTTAGTTTAAAATGTTCTTCAATCAACGATTTCTTTGATGGACCTGTTTTCTTTTCACTTTCGCGTTTCACTTTATATTTTCCCGTATTTTGATTTGTATTTTCGTTTTTTTTTGATACATATAAATCATTTACAAAGCAATCATTGTCTTCGTGCAATTCAGGTAAGGTTCTTGTCATTGGTTTATCAATCACTAATAATAAATGTTGGGATCCCAACATCTTCCTATATTCTTGAATAGTCATTGTACCATAGAATTTATCAAGTAAATAATATGGGTCTGGCGCTGGTTTGATATTTTTTGTGTAATTATATACCTTACTGTAAATACTATTTAACAACTGATATCGTTCAAATTTTAAAGCATCGTCAATATTTTCTTTAAACAAAAAACTAACGGCACATTCAGGTCTGCAAAAAGAACCGTAACCAATAATTTCATCATTTGTTATTTCGTTTGGAATCACGCATAACGGAGTATCATAACTACACGTACACCAAAAACACGAACTTTTAACATTTGGCAATACATTGTTGTATAATTTGATTTTTAATGATTTTAACTTATCATCAAGATCTTTAATGTTAATATCATCATCATCATTATTATGTGTGATTTCCTTACTTTTACACAATGGACAACCATTTTCAGTGTTGTTATACGCATCATCATTTAATCCACTGGCTGGATTAATATATGAAAAAGTATTGTCAGTTTCAATTGTCTTAATTGATGGAACGTCTGGTTTATATTTTAATTCGGTAACACTATTGTCTATTATGTCGGTCATCGAACATTTTAAGTGTAAAATAACATTATTTGTTAGTATGTGATTGTTAGTGGGTTCTTCTATTTTACTTATAATTTTCCCCCCCTTAGGCTTTCGTCCTCTTTTCTTTGGAGCGGCAGGAGTCTCATTTACATTCAAAATAGTAGGTTCTTTTTTTTTACGCCCGCGTTTTTTAGGTCCTTCGGTTGGTTCCATTTATATATTATAATATAAATGATTTTTAAGTGATTTAAAAATATATTTTAATTATAAGATATAATGAAGCTAATCGATACAACAAAAATAAGTCAACAAACGCTGAATGATATTTTTTCATATGCAGATAAATTTGCAAATGAGAGTCATTGTGATGCGTTTAAAAATATTGTATTGGGTAATTGTGTGAGTGGACCAAATACCGATATCGCGACATCATTTGAACTCGCATTTAAACGTATGGGTGGAGATATCATAAATATAAACACTATGTATTCCGGTGTACAATTGTTGGCACCCGATAAATATGTGTTAAAAAAAATGGAAAACAATTCAGATATTATTATACTATCTCATCATTGCAAAGATTTTTTACATAATTATGCTGCTGGTTGCAATAAAGTATTAGTTAATTGCGGAACCAGCAATGACGATAGCCCGACGCAAACCCTAATAGATTTGTATACTATACGACAACATTTTAACTACGAAACCACAAAGATAAATGTATTGTTTGTCGGTAACGGTAATGATAATCATAGTACACAAGCTCTTATTGATATATTAAAAAAATATGAAAATATTAGTATAGATTATCTTCCATATTATGTGGGTGAAATATCTCCGGATAACAGTGTTACTGATTATGCTAACGTTGATAAATATGATGTAGTTTATTTCACTCGGCTACAAAATGAACGCAATGACATCAACGAACCATATATGTTAACCTCCTCGATTGTGAATAAAATGAAAAAAACAGGTATTGTACTTTACTTGTCGCATCAAAATGAAGATGTATATCATTCCCTGGATAAAAGTATGCAATCATCTCATTGTGTGCAAATGAAACATAGTATATATATACGGATGGCTGTTTTGTATTATTTATATTTTAAGAGGTTAGATAACACATTCGACACACTGGAATATAATTATCGTGCCCAATTACAATCTGAGATTCATTCGTGGTAATGCGTTTTGAAAACAATGCTTTTGTACCATCTTTACACTTCATACACAACGATTGTAATTTTGTTATATTATCACAATATGGTATTAAGTCCATCATATTTCCAAATTTTTGTCTTCTAAAATCACTGTCTAATCCACAAACATATACTATTTTGTTGTGTTCTTCAACCATATTCAATACAGTCTCGTATATATCCTTGAAAAATTGCCCTTCATTTATTAATATTATATTACAGTTGTGAATATTATGTTGACGATTGTTCCATATTTCGGTTAATTCATAACACTGAATGCAGTCTATTTTTGAACCATCGTGTGTAGATAATTGGGTTTCGCTATAACGCGTATCCTCTTTGTAGTTAATAACACATATTTTATGGTCAAGTAATTTATGTTGCTTGTATTTGCTAATAAGTGTCGTTGTTTTTCCCGAAAACATAGGACCGAAAATTAGTTCTAAATACCCGACATTCATAGTATGAATATTTGTATTCATAAATATACATAAACAGTTATTTTTAATCTATTATAAAATGGAAAATACGATTCCTTGGGTAGAAAAGTATCGGCCGAATAGTTTTGATAATATTGTATTGGGTCCTATTAATCAATCAATTTTTAATAATGTATTACAAGCGAATTACTTTCCAAATATGTTGTTTTATGGTCCACCCGGAACTGGAAAAACAACAACAATCATTAATCTAATTGACAGTTATTATAAACAAAATAATATAAAAAATTATAAATCATCGATTATACATTTAAATGCATCTGATGAAAGAGGTATTGATACAATACGTAATCAAATTATACAATTTGTGAATTCAAATGGAATGTATATTAACAATTTGAAATTTGTTGTATTGGACGAAGTGGATTATATGACGAAAAATGCACAACAGGCATTAAAATATTTATTACAACACAATCACAAAAATATTCGGTTTTGTTTAATATGTAATTATATAAGTAAAATAGAAGAATCATTGAAAAACGAATTTATATGTATACGGTTTAATCAACTTCCAGAGGATAAAATCGTTCATTTTTTGAGAAATATTATAGACAAGGAAAATATACACCTCGAAGATAAAGATATTTACAAACTTCTATCAAAATTTAGTTCTGATATTCGATCAATGATTAATTATTTGCAATTAAATCAATCAAATAATATAGAAGATGTTAATATTTTACAGAAAACGATTTATGAGGATATAAACACATTTTTTATAAATAATAAAGATTATATTACAAATGTGGAATACTTACACAATGTAAGTATCAAATATAATACCAATAAAATAGAAATTATTAAAGACTATTTAAACTATATTATTGAAAATCATCCCAAATATATTTGCTCCGAATTGTTAAATAATGTTGAAAAAATAATGCATATTAATACTTCAATTGAACATATGTTATTGTTTTTTAATTTTAATATATTGAAATTTATAACTTAGACGTTTTTATACTCGGTTTAACATATAAAATTGATTAATATAAAGAAATGTATATCTTTTTATATTAAATGACGTCTGTAGATGATGAGTGGTTGGAATTTTTGCAAAACCCAGAAATGGATTTTGAGAATAACATCGCAGAACATATAGATGATGGATGGATCCCAGAATGTAATGAATTAAATATTTCAACAAATACAAAGGTACTATATTTAAACCAACAAATACCCATTTACGAAGTGTTTTGGAATTTGAAAATTATTCCGTATTTAAGCCAAGATGAAGGAATAATTAAAAAACAAATCAAAATTGTAAATAATACTGTGGAAGAAAATGATGAATATAAAAAGAGATTAGTGGATATTCCATATTATACCGAAGTAATCATAAAACAGATAAATAATCCAAATGCAAGAAAAATAAAATATAAGGATGAGCGAAAACTCACTATTGGTTTATCAAAAAAAGATATTTTAACTTCTAAGATTAAGATCACAAATGCATTTTATAATTGCTTTGCATTAACCATTCGAATAATGAAAGACAAATTTAAAGAAATGCACGTGAAAGTATTTAACACGGGTAAAATCGAGTTGCCTGGTATATTAAATAATGAGTTGTTGGAAGATGTAAAAAAACGAATCGTGTTATTTATACAACCGTATTTGCCAAAAAAAATGGAATTTTTACAAAATCCAGACGTGGACGACAATGTATTAATTAATTCTAATTTTAATTGTAATTTTTACATCAAGCGAGATGAATTGCACGAATTATTGAAGTCGCCGAAATATAATATCGAAACCTCGTATGACCCGTGCAGTTACCCAGGTGTTAAATGTAAATATTATTATAATAATACATTACCAGAAGAACAACAAACTGGAACAGTATCACGCAATGACGGAAAAATGACTATGACTGAATTAAATACAAATAAAACGTATTTTGAAATATCCTTTATGATTTTTAGAACAGGCAGTTGTTTAATTGTAGGTAATTGTAATGAAGTAATGTTGCGTTGTGCATTTCGCTTTATAAAAAAAATATTAACTGAGGAATACAAGAATATTTCTAGCCAAAACGTATTATTAACTGAAAAAGTGTCAAAAAAAATATCTAAAAAAAAGAAATATACCGTGAACTATCACTATTATAATGAAACTATTCGCAATACTTAATCGGGTTGTATAAGTATTTTTATCATTTTTTTTATATTTTTGTCTTTATATTTTTTAGATAATTCCATTTGACACCTATAATAATTTAATATATATAAACTAGTATTATTCACGTTTTCATTATTATTGTATTTTACATTGCCTACCGCAGTAAGTAAATCGATATATTCATTGTATGAAAACTTAAAATTCGATTTTAATAATTTTAAATATTCTATTATTTCTTCCAGATGGTCGTGGTTCTTTAATATATCAAATAAACAATATTTACATATGTATATCATATTATCAAGTGTAAAATTATCGGTATTATTATCTAATATTACAAGTATCATATGTGAAATATATTTGAACTGTATATTATTTATTGAACACGCGTCTGGTTCTTCATTTGACATTAATGTTTTGTCTAAATCATTGTCATATAATTCAAATATCGTTTTTTTATAAACAAATAATACTGCATCCGTGTGATCTAATGCATATGATAAATTAGCATTGTAGATTTGTTCAATATATTCAATATAATAAATACTTGCCCGTTCAGCATAATAATAGCTATTCGCAACATTACCCAATTTTTGATTTGCATATTCAAATACCCGCATTATTAAACTTATACCTACATAAAGTATTTTATAGGGACTTTCTATTTTATGAAACGTTTTACAGTTTTTGATATTCGTTAAAAACTCACAATTTAAATCAGTTAACTTATTCAATAATGAATAATAAGATTTGTTCATCTATATAAATATATTAATAAAAAGAGTATTTAAAGGTGATTTTTTTTAGTATATATATAAAGACATCAATGAGTAGTCTTATTGAAGAACAAGGTGATAGCGTAGAATACAAAATACCTGACGTTAATACATTACAAAATGCAATCCGTTTATCTATTGTAGAAGATAAACCTCTATTAATGGACTATTGGATCGAATCAATTGAAAAGAATGTATTAATCGGCGTTCGTGAAGGTGGTGAAAAACTACTTGTCAAAAATAAAGAAGAATATACCAGTCCCATTGGTAAAATATATAAAGTGGGAAATGAATACATTATTATTACTGAAAATTCCATTTATATTGTTGATGTTGCTATTCCAACAAAACGCATTTCTTCTTAGATTATTATAATAATATGAATACGTTATTATAATATTGACTTTAATGACTCGACTTGCTCCTCCGTTATTTCATTGGGAAAAACGACAGTGTAGTTGATTATTAAATTTCCAATCTTGTCGCCGCGCTTCATTCCTAAGCCAGGAATAATTTTATTGAAATTTGGTGTTATGATATCGCCCCCTTTTAATGGGTCATTTTTCAATGTAAAATTATTTCCAGATATATGGTCAAAGCTAAACTCAAATCCACACAATGCCTCTGTTATGTTTAATGATTTATTTAAATGTAAATCGTCATCATTTCGAACCATTTCAGTATCATTTTGTATGTGAACAGTTATACATACATCTCCTTTATTATCTTCACTTACTACATTTCCCTGCGCGTTTAATGTAAATGTTTCTCCATTATAAATTCCAGGCGGTATGGTTATATTTTGTTTAATGTCTTCCTTTATTTTTTTATCATTTATTATTGTCCATTTTTCATAATAAATTTCAATTGTTTTTCCATGATAACAATCGTATATCGGTATATTTATTACAATGTCTATTGTCTCTGGTTTTTGCATTTGCATAAAAGGAGACGACCCACTTCCATTCTGAAAAAAATGTAATTTACTCGCCAGATTTCTAATATCGGGTGAACTCCCACCCCCACCACCAAATAGGTTTTGTGTAAATATGTGCAATACATCATTTATATCCTGCTCTTGAAACATCTGATTAAAATGTTGCATTGGATCTCCTGCGCCGGTCATATGCATAAATGGATTATTTCGCATCATATTATATTCCTCTCTTGTTTTGACATCACGCAATATTCCATATGCTTCATTTAATTCTGACATTTTTTCACTCGCATTTGAATCGCTGCAATGATCTGGATGAAAGCGCAGTGATAATTTTCTAAACGCCTTTTTAATTTCAATTTGAGAAGCCGACGATTCAACTCCCAAAATTTTATAATAGTCTTTATCCATTTATAATATATTGTATATATTACTTTTAAATTGTAAGAAATATAAACACTATTTACTATAACAATTAATGGAAACCTTTATACACAAATATCGCCCCAAATATTTTAAAGATTTTTATTTAAATGACGATTTAAATGACCTTATACAATTGCTATTCAATGTAAATAGTATTAATATTTTACTTATTGGCGATTCAAGTTCAGGGAAAACGTGTCTTTTAAACATTATCCTTCGGGAATATTATGAATTGGGCCCAAATCAACGTTTTTCAAATGAAAATATATTATTTGTAAATAATCTTAAAGAACAAGGTATACAATACTTTCGCACAGAAATGAAAACGTTTTGTCAATCTCAATCCACCATAAAAGGAAAAAAGAAATTTGTAGTAATTGATGATATTGATAATATTAATGACCAATGTCAACAAGTATTTCGTAATTATATTGATAAATACGGTAACAATATACATTTTATAAGTTCTTGTACAAATGCACAAAAAGTAATTGAGAGTTTACAATCACGTTTGCATTTGTTGAAATTATCATCTATTAATAATGAAAACTTAAAACAAATAATGTATAATATTAAAGAAAATGAAAAACTTCAAATCGATGATGAAAGTATTGATTATTTAATCTCAATTACAAATAATTCTATTCATCAAATTGTGAATTACTTTGAAAAAATCTATATTTTAAATCAACCAGTGAATATTGAATTATGTAAACAGATTTGTTCAAATATTTATATGAAAGACTTTGAAAATTATATAGGATTTATTAAATCAAAACAATTACACGAAGGGATTAATTGTTTACAAAAAATATATGATTATGGATACTCCGTTATTGATATACTTGATTATTTTTTCTTTTTTGTTAAGAAAACCGACTCACTAACCGAAGAAGAGAAATATATTATAATTCCTTATTTGTGCAAATACATTACTATTTTTAATAACGTTCACGAAAATAAAATAGAATTAACATTGTTAACAAATAATTTAATTAATTTATTATAATTATATATATGAAAATCAATTATTATTCCACGGTTTATAAGATTAATCGTAAACAACAAAATGTTACCCGTATAAGTATGAATGAATATGACTACGGTATGTTTCCGCTCAATATGGATTTTAAAACACTTATTCAAATTGTTACAAAAATGCAGAAAATATGTTTTCAAGATTCAAATACAAATCGTAAAAATACAATCCGGTTAAAGAAATTATTAAGTGAAACAAACGAAGCGACCGTTTGTATTGTCATTTCATTGGGATATCCCGAAAATGAAACAAATATTATGAATTTTGTGGATGGTGGTTCCGCCACTTTACAAAAAACGAATTTGGGTTTTTTAAAATATCAACAGCCCGTTATAAATGAAATTTGTCGCTCGAAATATAACAAAACTGTTATGTTAGGTAAACCAATTAAAAATGTTATGAATATGATTGATAAATATGTACTTCTTATGATGAATAGTTCAACACGAATAAATGGGGTTTATTTATATATTGAAAAAAATCCGGAACATGGTACACATTTATTTTTAACCTCATACTATGAATCATATGGATTTTCTATAATGACACACGATGATAATGACTATATTTATATGTACAAGAGTTTAGAGCAATAATATATGATTATTATATATACATAATAATGCCATATAACTATAACAAAGTTTCATATCCAGGAGTCGATGCCCCGACGTTTCAAGCGTGGAATACAATTTTAAACTCAGAAGATATGGATCACGATTCTTCAAGTAGTGCAAAAAGTTCGGCTTTATATAAAGAATGTAAATCCAGTTTATTTCCGTCAGGACTGCCTAAGGGAGAAGCCGAAATGTTATATACCAAACCTGAAATTATTCCCAAGATAATCGACTATAAACCCAATGTAATAACAGAACAATATTCAATACGCGATACCGAACCGGCAAGTAAACTACACATGGAGGAAAAATATACACCCGCTTATTATTTTGACCCAGCAAGTCGGTCATTTCCAAAAAAATTTGTTAAAACGGTTACTGCATTTCACGGCGAAACTATACCATTACGAAAATATGGAATAGACGGTATATTAAAAATTACATTTTGCAACAAAGATTTAATAGAAAAACGAGATGGCGATTTTATGAAAATGCAGATAACATATAATTATACGTCGAATGGTAAGATATTACAAGACGTGTTTCCGGTGTATATCAAAGAAGGGTATATATATGAAGAAACCATAAAGAAAACAACAAAACAAAAAACCCTCACAGGTGCAACGATTGCCACTGCGTATGTCGGTGGCAACAGTGTAAAGGATAAATTTTTTTCAAGTTTTTTAACAAGTAAATATTCAACTGAACATACAATGCGCGGGAGACGTTTAATATTATGTAAATTATTAGGAGATTTATTACATTGTGTATGTGCCACTGATGAAGACCTTGTTTTTACGATTGATAGTTATTTGCGGGATAGATGTAGAAAATGTGGTGTTGCTGTTGTACAAAAAGAAAAACATTTTATAGACGCATTATACAATAAAAAAAAGGAAAAATGGGATGTATTAATTGATATTTTATATGAAAAATATAAGAGTTCATATTTCCCGATAGTTGGCGGAGTGGGTTCCAGTAAGAGTAAGAAAATAGTCGCTACAAAAGTAAAAAAAACAAAAGCACTATTCACCCGAAAAGAATTACAAGGACGCGAAAATGAAATTAGTATTTTAAAAAACAGAAAAACTGGAATAAAATATAGTAAAATAAATTGTAGTTTGTATAGTTATTTTCCAAAAGGACCGATTTACTCAGGAGGAGGAACCGACGTAAAATCACACGACCAAACATCGTATATACTACCCAAAACCGTCGGGGGAGAAACACATACATTAGAAACAATCACCACAATTGGGGGGTTTCTACAAAAGATAAATGCCGACGCAACACACTTTCGGTTAGCACAACAGGAAAAAAGGAAACAGGTCGCAACTGAAAGTGGGTATGGAGATAATCCAAGCCCAACTGTATATCAGCATTTTGCCACTGTGTATGAAGACAATATATTAGATATTATTCCACTTATTAATAAAATTATTAAAACCAACTTACCAGAACACGAAATTGCAATGAGTGATGATTTTTCTAATTTGATAGATTTTATTATTAAAGATTCATATTATAACGAAAATGCTATTGAAAAAATGTTAATTAATATTTTTAAAAATGAACAACGTAATAATAGTGAAGAACTGCAAACATTTATTGATACACATTTTCCGGGTAAAATAATTTATGATTATCGTATATTAAATGATATATTGGTTGATTTTGATACAATAAATCTAACATTCGCGAATGTGGATAACAATGCGTCAATTGTTACCACCTCGACAGACATAGACCCGATTGATACACGTATGACATACACCCCAATGCCAATGAAAACCGGAGCCGGAAGGAAAAAATGCAACCGCACTAAAAAAACTAAAACCGGAGCGAATAAACGTAAACATAAATTTACAAAAAAGACGCGGAAATAGAATGTAAAAATGATATAAATATATAATTTGTATTTATATCAAATAATATGAGTTACCGAAATTGCGATAGTGTTGTAAAATCTGTTATTGAATCGTTTGTGAAACGTTCGGAAGTTGGAAAGAAAAAATATGATACTGACCTAGACCGCACTGATTTGAATATTAGTGAATGGTTACAGCACGCACAAGAAGAGCATATGGATGCGATTTTATATTTAGAGAAGATCAAAAATGTAGTTAATGACGAAACGTTACTTAAATGTTTAGCCCAGCCACCCCGACATACATATACACTTTC